CGAGGGCTTGGTCGAGGGATGGATCTCCTTCCGAAGGTTGCGCTCAATAAGCTCCCTGACCTTCTTCTCGTTGGCCATGGTGGTCTTGTTGATCACTTTCTTCTCCTTAAACGGCAGCCCTTCCGAAATATGAGCCACCGGGATGTTGTTGCAGTGGGTGACCTTTCTCCTCAGAGAGGAATCACCTGTGAAGACCTTGATCTCAATGTCTTCGTCGTAGAGCCTCGCCAGTTCGGAAGGGTCTCCATCGTAGATGTAGTGGAGGTGAACTCCATTACCACCTTGACTGGTCTCGGCGTAGGTAGGGGGCCATTCTGAGGCGGCCTGAAGGTTTCGATTAAGGTCCTTCCGACCGTCCGTCTTGATATCAAAGTCGATGACGATGTGGTTCTCGGGGACTTTGACATAGTGGACTTCATGCGTGTCTATCTCACGAAGAGTGGTTCGAACGTTTGCCCATCGGAACTGCGGAGTCCCATGGTCTCCGGCTCTCTGGGCTGGACAGTCCGCCAGAAGGTCGTCGAGAAGGGACTCGGAGTAGTCGAGGGCCAGTGAATATGGCTTCTCTGGAGAAGCCTCGAGTTCGGCAGGATCCAGTAGGTGATCTCGGAACCCGGTATAGATGCTGCGTAGTCTACCGTCCCCTGTCCGAAAACGTGCATGAAATTCGTCAAAGTAATCTTTGAGTTCTTCCCGGAACTGGTATCGAGTCTTCGGGTACGGGATATTACTCTCACTACAGTACTCCTTATACAGCTTATATGCCATTGTGAGACTGATGTACTCCTCGGTCTTGAAGAGCAGGTAGTTCTCCTCGACAAAGTTGTAGAGCACATTTGTCTTCATCATCATGTCCTGGGGCTTATAGGCGTCGTAGTAGTGCTTACCAAGACTCCTGTAAACCCCAAGACAGTGATTGGCGATCTTACCAAGCTCATCTCGGATCTGAGTCATCAGAGTCTGATACACATCAGCCCCCACTGTTTGTCCGGTGGGGGAGATATCAATCAGTCGTCGGATGATTCCTGACTTGGAGTCAGTGATCTTGACAGGCTTGTTAGTGCCGATGAAAAGGAGCGCGTTAATCCGTTTAGGGTATCGTTTAACTCCCTTCTCATTGATGAGAATCGTCTCATGTGCGACCACGCTATTGAGTAGACCGTTGGTCTCGATTCTTGAGAGGTCACCGTCTTGATCGATGGCCACGAGCGAACTCTTACCGAGAGTACTGGTCGCAAACTGATCTGACTTGGATCCAAGTGCTCCCGCATCGAATGTAGTTGTATAGCCTTGGAATAGAAGCTCCAGAATATTGAGGATCGTTGACTTTCCCGATCCCGGGGGACCATATAGGACGGCAAACTTCTGAATCCTCTTAGAGTCCCCAGCCACGATGGAGCCGATGAGCCACTCAAGCTTTCGTCGAGCATCCTCATCATATAGAGTTCCAACGAGAGATCCCCAAGCGACCGGCTCGCCCTCTTCGAGAGAGTATGGCAGCCTTGCGGTGGCATAGTCTTCCTTTCTAGGAGTACTGTCTGCAAATATTAGCTTGGCGTTAAGCTCCTGCCCGTTGTCAGGGAGCCTGGACTTCCAAGTCTGGAAGCTGGTCCATAGTCCAGTGTTGTAGTTGGACATAGTTTTCACAACGGTCTCGATCTGACCCTTGTGGTTCTTCTGGTGCTCGAAGAGGGACCGGTCTACAAACGTAGCGACGTCAAACTCGTCTGTAGACCAGAGCCCCTTCTCCTCATCCCAGATTGCCTGGAAGTCTCGTCCCTGAATGAGAATATCCCTCGACCTACCGACGAGGAACTCAGGGTAGATTTCCACCTTTCCACTCTTTGTGGTACGCTCGCAGATTCGGTAGAAATCCATGAGGCTCCTTACATATAGTTCTCGTTTGCGTAGGCATTCATCTGGGCCCAGAGCTCAGCCTTCCGCATATCACGTGCGCCATGAAGCGGGATCGCACGAAGAGGGAACATGGATCCGTGTCCCATCTTGGTGTAATCCCGCGAGTTGATCCGCTCGAGGATAGAGTCGACTTCTTCCTCATGGCGGGGGTTGAACAGTACCTCATCAGTGTAGTCGTAGAGGCCACAGTTCTTCACCATCTCCCAGAAGTACCATTCAAGGGAATATGGTGTATCGTCATCCTCGAGCATCATGTCCATACGCTCGGCCAAAGCGATGAACATCTCGAGCATGGAGCAAGACTGCTCGTTAAGCCAGACGTAGGACACATCCGGGTTCTCCCGAGTGAATGCCCTACGTAGGTCAATACCATCCTGTGCACGGTTGATGTCGTTCGGAATCGTCACTCGGAACGGCGTCTGGTGCATGATCTCGAGAAGGCTCAAATATGACTCCTCCGGGCACTCCGCCTTGCGGGTGTCTCCGGTTCGGTCAACAAGCCACTCGAAATATGAGTTATCCGGTGCTGCCTCGATCATTACTCGTCCTCGTAATACTCAACCCCGAGAACTGAGTGCTCGTAGGAGTCGTCGAGAATGGTGATCTCGAAGTCCGCGTGGCGGCTCATGCTTCGGACATAGATGATGGAATCAGAGGCAGAGATTCCGCTGATAATGTTGTCGAACCAGGACGTGTCCTGCATAGGAACGCCCCGGTTGTCAGCGAATACATCGTCCTCCATGTAGTACGTGAGCTCGACATGCTCCTGATGACCCTTAGCCCGGAACTCCTCTTCGGTGATCTGGTAGGCCTCGAAGTGCTGTCGATCCATCGTACGCTTGACTACTTCGTCCTGGTCGGAATCTTCCACAGGAGTCGGAGAGTAGTCCACAGCAACGCTCGGTACCACCGGCTCAGGATCGGGTTCGCGATCCTCTGAATTAGAGCCATCTCCCACTCGCTCTTTGTGCTTCGCTTCAGCAATTTCTGCAAGCTCCTTGTTGATCTCGATTGTGGCTTCCTGGAAGTCCTGCTCGAACTTACGAGCAAGAACGAAATATACGCCAAGGCCGCCTGTGACAGCTCCGGCTGCGAAATATGCGATCTTCTCAAGCATGGTCACCTCAGATCTTGTCGTACATCACGCCGTCGACGTTGAAGTCCAGCGCCCACTTGGTGACAGTACGGCCGTTCTTGTCCTCGCCCTCGAAGGTACCCTCGAAGATGTTGAAGTCGACGAAGTCATCGCCGTTACCCTTGACCCAGCCGGTCACAGCGCCAGCGGGAGTGTGAGGGAACCCGAGCATCTTGTAGACCTCGTTGAGGAAGATGTGCCCACGAGTCTGAAGAATATCATTCGCGTACTGCTGCTGGCACTTGAGGTGAAGCATAGCCAGATCCTCGTCAGCAGACCAGTTGATGTTCTCGTCATCGAAGATAACGCCATAGGGCGAGACACTGTCGACAGCGGAGATCGCCTCGAGAGTCATCTCGTCCTTGGTGAGGTCCTCGTCAGCGACAGACACGATAGCGTCCAGCACCGCGTCCTTACCGAACTTAGACTCGACCTTCTTCTTGTAGGTCTTGAAGGCCTGGTCGACAGCGGCGTAAGCAGCAGCCAGAGAGGCGTTGCGCTTCAGCATGATACCGTGGCCGGTGATCAGCGAGGCGATAGAGGCCGCCCCAAGAATCAGGGCGGGGGCATAAAGCTTCGCGAGCTTGGTGGTCATTCGGGTGTAGAGGATCACCTTGTCCCGAGTGGCGTCCTTGTCGGTGAGCTTGCCATCCTCGTGGGCCTCGTGGACCTTGACGAGAAGAGCGGTCTCCTCAGCCAGAGTCTCCTCAACCTTGAGGGTTGCCTTGGAGGCGAGAACCGTGGTTCCGATAAAGCCAACGGTACCAGCGGCGGTCAGAATGGTGGGGGCGTGCTTGCTGAGGACCAGTCCAGCGCGTCCAGCGAGGCGGGTGACAATTCCGAGATTCATTTGATACGTCCTGCTTTCTTGAGTCGAAGGTAGATAGCGATTGCTTGGTCGTCTTCCATGCGTTCAACACGGCGACGCCACTTGTCGGAGAATGGATAGGCGGCGATAAGCTCAAGCCGCACTTGCTGAGGATTCATCGTGCATTGATGTGGTCAGGTTTCGGGAGCTGAAGCATGTATCCACGACGGCTACGGATTACCGACATGTACCGGGCCGAAGTCCAGCCCCAGTTCTCGTCAGTGTATTCGGTAGTGATACCGCAGAGATCGTAGAGATCGGCGACGGTGGCAAGACCGTACTCCTCGATGAGGTCTCCGAGTCGGTCGATAACGAGATAAGCTTCGTCTCGGGATTCGAGCTCGATTTCTGAGAAATCATGGTATCGACGTGTACGAGGAGAAGCGTCTCGGCGATTGCCTGGTGCTGAGCCTGGTCGAGAATATGATCCGTATGAGACACGGGACCCCCCGGACGAGCTGCGAGCTCGAGGAGAAGACTCTCCGAAGAGGAGACGTTCGATGCCCTGGCTGACCAGATCCGAGAGTGTGTTCTTGATAGCAGGGATAGTAACATCGTAGAGTAGATACTCGCCGACATTGTGGATATCCTCTCCGACGAAAGCCGAGACAGCCTTCGTCCCGAAGCTAGACTTCTTCTTGGTGACGGTGGCAGTGGTTACCTGCTCAACCTTCTTGCGCTCTGGGAGCTTGCTGTTGGACGGGAGGTTCGGACGAATCGGTGCATTAGCCAAGGTGGCCCCTTTCTAAGGAGGTGGGGGCCCCAGATTTCTCCAGGGCCCCCAAATATGGATCAGAGGTTCTTGAGCTCAGTCTCCTTAAGCTTGGAGTCGAGCTCCTTGTACTTCGGGTCCTGCTGCACCTGCTTCATGATCTTATCAGGCAGGATACCGTTGTAGAACTCACGGACGAGAGCCGGGTTGTCCATGAGCTGGTCGAAGAGCTCCTCATACTCAGGCGAGTTGAGGAAGGACTCCTTGATCTGCTCGGACTTGACGAAGCGCTCACCCTGACGCTCACCATACGAGGTACCGATGAGGTCGTCGAAGAACTTCATCATGGTGTAGAGGTCCTCGTTATCAATAGCAGCCTGGAGCCACTTCTCGAAGTTGGTCACATTGTCGTACCGCTTGATGAAGTCAAACATCTCACGGCGGCTCATGTGGAAGTAGAGCTTCTTGGTGGTGGGCTCGTCGTCGAAGATACCACGGACGCGGATGATGTGAGAGAACATGTATGGTTTCCTTTCAGTTGATCTTGAAGTAGTTTTCCTTGGGAGACACAAGGAAGTCGACGGTCAGGACAGGCTCGCCCTTCTCCGTCAGTTGGGAACCGAACTCTACAGAGAGGGAATTCGGCTCGGACCAGCCAACCAGTTCACCGGCTGCAATGGGTGGAAGTCCAAGGCCGTTGTAGAACTCGTTGAGGGACGCGTAGCACTCAAGGTTGAGCTGCCCATTAATGTTGTTCTCGACTCGGCGGATTGACTCGATGTCGGACTTGAAATACCGGCCCGAGAATATGTCATAGCAGAGAACGTCCCCTCCCCCGGCCACAAGAATAGTTCCGGTACGTGGTTCACCAGCTGCCTGAACCGATTTCTCTGCAACGCGGGCCTTAATCTTCTCGCGGTCCTTCGGCTTAACCACGTCCGCCACCGCTTCTCGATATCGCTTAAACGCCGCCTCTGAACCTGTGTAAGCCAGTGCGAACGCCGCTCCTCGAGAGTACTGAATACGATTCGCCGCGATGATCGATACCAGAGTGCATACGCCTGCGATGGCCGGGGGAATATATACTCGATATGATACTGCGAACTTCTCCTTCCAAGAGAGGTCTTCGGGTGAACGAAGATTGGCTTCACAGTAGTCTGCGATCTTCTCGACTGCGAGCGTAGTAGACTTCGCTGTGAGTACGGCCGTAGCAACGGTCCCGACGCATGCCGAGGCCGTGAGAATAGCCGGAGCGTTTGCCTTGAAGAATTGCGTAACACCGTTCGCATTGATCACTTGTCCTCCTTCATTTGAATCTTGGTCTCTTCCTTACCCAGGGCCGGATATGACGTACGAGAGATCTCGAGCTTGGAGAGATGCGCCGCAACCTCCATACGGATGAGTGACTCAATGTCCTTACGAGTCAGAACCCCCTGCGCCTTGATACTTCGGTCAATCTCTCGCTTGAGATCAGACGTGATAACAAAGTCCCCTCGAGGACCCTGATCGCCGTCATACCCTCGAGGCCCACGCTCACCGGGCTCACCCTTGGGTCCAGGAGGCCCCTGGATCACCTTGACCTTACACCACTCAGACTTGAAGATGTAGGTGCACACTCGGATGAAGAGGGTAATGAGATTGAGCCAGACGACTACGATCGTAACGGCTCCGAGAATATAGAGGGTCCACCAGATGATGCTCACTTGTGCTTCCTTTCCACTCGCTTGAGACGTGGCTTCAGTTTGTAGTTCTGCGGATTGTTGACGCAATCCAGGATATAATCTGGGGTGAACTCCCAGACGCCATTCTCCCGAGGGAAGTGCCGAAAATCGATAGAGTCCGCCGCCATGCGTCTAAGGTACTCTCGTCGAGAATCTCCTCGCTTGCAGGCTCGGGCTTCTCCGGTTGCTCCGTCAACTCCGAGGTATAGGATGGACAGCGCATCGGCGGTGATGACTTCTGGATGTCGTGATAGGAGTTCCATGACACCTCCGGGTGTGAGGATGACAACTCGATTAGGGCGGTCTCCCCTCCGGGTAATCTCGTCGCGTGGTACCCCGTAGCGCCAGCCTCGGAAGGTTTCGACGCACAGGAGGTCCCCCCGGGTCTCCCACTCTGCGAATGCTTGATCCTTGAGGAAGTAGTAGGCAGAAGCGTTCTCTCCCATACGTCTAGGGCGTGTGGTGGCAGTGCGGACTGCATGGTATCCCTCATTCTCAACCAGCTCCTTCTGGAATGTGGACTTGCCTGAACAACTTGGACCGAGAAGTACGACTAACATATCACTCCGCCGATATCGTGTAGAGGATGACTGTCATTGCCGCCAGCAGGAATCCGATCGCTGTGATGACCAGCTTGGCGAAGAAGGCGATGGACGTGAGCCATACCATCCAGGTTGCCATACTGATTGCACCAAAAACGATCAGAAAAATAAGGCTGATCAGGATGTAGTAGATCGGTGGTTCCTCGAACATGTGTGCTCCTTTCTCGAGGAAAAGCCTATACCCCAAGTCGGGGTATAGTGCTGAATTACCAGCGGTTGATCTTACGATCACGGCGCGCGATGAAACGCTGCTGAACACCAACAACGTGCTTCATCCGGGAGTTCGCACCCCTGCCAATAAAGCAGGAGGCGAGAACAATTCCGAGGATGAAAACAGCGCTCTTGATGACAGAAACGATGATGCGGGTCATGAGTGGTCCTTTCAAACGGAGGGGTTTCAATATAGGACCGGTTTTTCTCGCGGAAAGCCTATATCCCAGGATCGGGATATAGGATGAGGTCTCAGTCGGTCTCTTCAGAGGCTTCGATCTCGTCGATCTCGTCGAGGTCGTCGTGCTCAAGCTCTTCGGGCTCGTCCACGTCCGGAACCGAGCGGAACGCCATGAGGGTGAGAGCGGTACCGGCTGCGAAAACAGCGGCGCCAGCAATCAACTTCTTGGAGTTGCGCTTGATAGCGGGCAGGACAGCGTCCTTGTTGAACTTGAACTCGACAATCTTCTCGTTGGTCTCAACGGTGGTGTCGGTGGTCTCAGTCATGAGGGTTTCCTTTCAAATAGAGGGGTCTCATATAAGGCATGGTTTTTCTCGCGGAAAGCCTATATCCCAGGTTAGGGATATAGGGGTGGGATCAGTGGATGTTGGCGAGAGCCTGTTCCACCATCGCGTTCCACTCGTCGTCAGTCATAGTCTCAGCACGCAACTTCGCGTTCTCGTTCTCGAGCTTCCACACACGGTTCCTAAGAGTGTAGGAGGTGTGCTTCTGCTCTTCGTGAGCAACGGCAAAGAAGATGCTGAGGATGGTGACGAGGATAAGGGCGATGTAGAGCATAGTCTTTCCTTTCGTAGGATCTTCAATATAGAGTAGGTTTATCCTGCGAAAAAAAAAGATAAGCCTAGATCCCATGGCGGGATCTTTGGCTGGAAGGTGGTAGGATCAGAAGTTCCAGGTCTTCTTCTTGCCAACCATCTCGGCGACAATCAGCAGGGTGCCGATGACGACGAAGGGAGCGATGACAAGAGCGAGGAGGGTGGTCATTGTGGTTCCTTTCTAAGGGTCTTCAATATACCATGTGTTATTTCTGCGACTCCTGTGACTGGTGTGATTAGACAAAAAAGATAAGCCTAGATCCCATGGCGGGATCTAGTACTGTGTCAGAGGTAGTAGTGGTCGTACTGCTCAGAGCTCAGTCCAGTAGCAGCAAGCTCCTCGGCGTAGTCGAGGGCGGCCTGTGCAGCGGCGGGAGAGAGGTTCATGAGAGTGTCCTTTCTATGACGGGTTTCAATATAGAACCCGTTTTTTACGCGAAAAAAAAAGATAAGCCAAGCCCCCCATGCATATAGCACAGGGGGCCTGACGAATCTCAGAAGGGTTTAACCTTCATGATCAAACCAAACGCCTTCGAGCTGACAACAGCAAGTCGCTCGTACTGGAGGACGGCTACGATACCGGCTAGAGAGGTAGCTGCACCGAGAATTGCATCTTTGCTGAGCTTCTTGCTCTCGCCAAGGGCTTTGGCTTTTGCAAGAGTCTCGACGTTTCGAGCAATTGTGGTGTAGTCCTCACTAGAGGGATCGTGAAGCTCGGCCTCCTTCAGAGCAGCTTCAATTGTCTGCTGAATGGGGTCAGGGTTCTTCATGGATGGGCTCCTTTCTAGGGGTTCATTATACCGCAGGTTTTTCTCGCTTAGACCTGCTTGACGTCCAGCGTCACCTTCCCGTTCCGGAGCATTTCAGCGACGCCCTGGTCGAAAGTGGCATGAATCCCCTGGTCCTCAGACACGTGGAGGGCTCCGGAGGGCTGGGTGCCCTGGTACTTGTTGGAGCTCACACCGAGAAGCACACCCAGGAAGGTGTCAATCGCGGCGATCGTTCCAGCGACCTCAGTAGGGTGAGGCAGGTGCCACAGAGCCGCCAGCGTGAGATAGAGCGCAGAGGTAGCCGGAAGGGCGACCAGCGCAACCCACTTGAGGATATCGTAGGACTTGTTGTTCAATTTACTCTCCTGAAGGTGCTTTGCCATATGTCTTCCTCTTAGCCGGGGGTCTAGGGGTGGGGACGACGGGAAGATTCTTGACCTCATTCACTATCTTCTCAGCAAGCCCATTCCCCCCGAACTCGGAATAGGGCTCTACGAGATACTTCATGAAGTCCTCATACTCGTCGAGGGTGAGAAATCCTCGATGAAGATATGTCTTCCCGACATATACAATCCGGTCATGGGCCATTCCTAGCAGAAGCCTTGACGTGGCGGACTTCCGATCACTGCGCTTCATGATCCAAGCCCACATCCCGGAAGATCCCAGAACCGACAGAAATATCGCGAGGACAATGTCAGTAAGGGGGTTGAATCCGAAGTGCTGCATGTTAACCGATCGCTAGATAGGGACGGACCCCGAGGGAGTAGTTAATCGGGGCGTGGGAGAACTGACCCGTGGACTTCTGATAGACTGCAGTCTGCGCAGAAGCCCGCTCACGAAGCCAGTAGTCCTCCTCAATGTTAACAAGGGCGGGGTTGAGCCTGAAGGCGGGGAACTGGTTGTGGTGCATGCCTCGAGAGAGTGTGTCATTGAAGATCGACGAACCCCAAAGCATGGCCTCATCCATAATATTGATGTGCGGGTTGTACCAACGCCAGTCCCTGACTGCGCCGTTACCATCGTACCCAGTAGCGACTCGAGTCCAGACGCCGACCATGTTAGAACGGTTGAACAGAGACTCAGCCATGCGACTGGCCTGGGTCATCGTGGACTGGTTGAGAGTCGAGTCTACGTATGAGCGCTGATCCGGGATAGTGGTGGACCAGGCCTCTCGGAACAGAGACCGGTCCGGGACCACGATAATGTGGTTCTGGCGGAAGGGCGGCTCACCGATGTTCATGAAGTAGTTGAACGCAACGATTCGCCAAGTGACACCGGAGTAGGTCCAGTAGTCGCCCAGGTACAGCCCCGAGAACGACCCACTTCGAATCGCCTGGAGGTACGGAGTAACCGAGTTACCCAGGGAGGCACCTCGGTAGATCGAGTTGTGGACACCGACGTTCGAGTCATTCAGCATCCCATAAACAGATCCAGAGTTAGTAAACTTCTCGTTGATCTGAGTGATCTTGAGCTCGGTACCGGCAACTCGACCCTCGACGGCCTGGATACGATCGTTCTGGTTCTTGTCGCTCACTTTGAGATTAGCAACATCTGTCGAGGTGTTACCTCCAGCGTTAGCCAGGGCATCTCGAACCGAGTCGAACCAGGTATTGAACTCGCCCTGTAGCTTGGCCTGGAGAGAGTCCAGATTGATAGTCTCGAGCGGACCACGAACGTAAGGAGTACGAGCGCTACCCACAAGGCTGATGATGTTTTCGGCAACGATCTGTCGAGAGTTCTTGATGATCTTGATCTGGGCCAGGGCAAAGGTCTGTCGGTCACCACTGTCTCCCACGTTCGGGATCGGAGGAATAACAGCAGGAGTACCCTGAACCACCTTGATCTTGGCTCCGCGAACAGCCTTGGACCGGTCGACCTCGATACACACTAGATCGATTCGGTCCAGTGTCGCGTGAGAACCAGTGAGTGTCACCGTCTCATCACCGGAGTTCTCTACCCATCGGTTGTTCAGCCAAGCCTTCCCGGCACCAACGTAGACAGACATACCGTTGTTGGTGGGTCGAACACGGAACTTGTCTCCCACGTTCGGGAAGATTCCCGGTGAGATGATACCGTCGAAGAGATCTCCGAACTGGTCGGCATCATAGGTACGGTCACCATTCACCGAGTTATAGAAACCACTAGTAATGGCCATGCATTAATCCCTTTCTCGAGGAGCAATGACCTCTCCAGGGCCACCGCGAGTGAAGTCAATACGGAAGCCGTCACCATTCCACTTGGTACGAGACGACATTGAAATAGTAGGAACCCTAGAGAACCCACTACTGGACCATGACTCCGTCATCTCAGTCAGCTGACACTCAATTGGTTCTGCGTTGCTGCCCGAGGGGACGTAGTAGAAGATATCGCCGACATCGAATCCCGTTCGGTACTCGACGTTGGAGAAGCTATTGATCTTGCCCGAGATCATCTTGAGCGGGGTATACTTCGGGAACATAGCGTCCAGAACCCAGAAGGGATACCACACCTCGCTCAGAGAGGTGATATGCTTCCGCTGAAGATCAGTGAGCGCTTTCCAGTCCTTGATCGAGTAGGGCTTGTGGACCTGAGTATTATCCCACAAGACTTCTCGTCGAGTAATTGGATTCTCAGATCGCAGTGTGTGCGCCCGAGTGTGCGTGCTACCATCGGCAATCCACTTCAGATCCACATCTCCGGAGTCCCAGACCTCATAGATCGTACTCTTCTTATCGATAATGGAGTCCACTGACTCGAAGTCGGAGAAGTTGTCGTTCTCCTGAGCGAGTGTGATCGTATTGATGAGATGCGGGGCAGTTACGTAACAGTGAATACCCTGGTTCTCGAGTTTGATCTTGTAGAAGAGAGAATATCCGTTCGGCTTACATGCCGACAAGACGTTCTTAAACATATCTGCAATGGGAGCTCTGTCGTAGATGATCCACTTACCGTCCTGGATCTTCTGACCAGTATCGTTGACGTAGGCCATCTGCGACACTCGAGTCTCTCGGTGGAAGTTGAAGTTATCGATCCTACGAGCCGCTTCTGCATCCTTACCAAGATGCGCGTGGGCCAAGTTTTCAGCAGTCATCTGAGCATTGAACTGGCCATTCTTGTCGGGCTCAATCCACTGCCTGTGAGGTAGGACTCTCCACTCAAACATCGACTCGAGAGAGCGCCCGGTATACTTGTGGAGGTAGACACCGTCATCCTCCTGCTTCACCGTAGCCGTCTCGATGACCATGGCGGTAGATGTGTCATCTCGAATAAACAGGTTCCCAAGACTGTACTCGTACCCGGGTTGATCCGAGTAGAGCTGGAGCTCGAACTGACCGTAATCATATGCCCGCTCAGTCCAGTTCAGGGAGTAGAAGTTATTCGGAACCTCAATCCACGAGTTATAGTTATGAAGGAACGCGAAGAACAGCTGCATTAGATCCCCCTATAAAGTGTATCGTATTCCATAGAGACGTTCACATCGTCAACGCCTCCAGCATACTGAAGGGCGATCGTGTTGATTCCCGGATGCATCTGAATCCAGGTACTACCTGGCGCCAGAACGCCAGTGATGTATGACTTCCTTCCTCGAGCCTGGTGAGTGATCGACTTCTTGCCGGGACGAGTGTCGACAACAATACTTTCTCCGGCGTAGAAGTTCCCCGCTCGAGAGATGGACATTGTCTCGTTGAAGGTCGTGTTGCTCAGGATAAGGTTACTCACCGTACCAAGGAACTCGACGGTGATAGTGACGCCAGCCGGGTAGTCGCCAAGGTAGCGAATGTCCTTACCAGAGGAGTTGGTCATGTCACCGAACTTGAGCTTGTGGTTGTCCTGCGAGAAGAACGGGAACTCGAAGGTGGGTGTGTTGTCGTTGAACCCCACGACCTTCTGGATCTGAGTAGCGGAGGACTTCCAATACGGGTCCAGCCCGAGAAGGGAGACCTGGATCTCCTGCCGCTCAGAGAAGATGTTCGGCTCGACGGACTCGACGATGAAGTCGGAGTGCACGTTAAGCCAGTCGGTTGTCACACCGAGAGTAATGGTCTCCCCGACTCCGAAGTAGGAATATGTCTTGAGCCGGAGTTCCTGAATGTCGGTCCCCCAGGGGATCAGAGTCAGTACCACAGTACGAGTACCAACCCTGATCCCCTTAAGGAACGCTCCGTCCAGCAGGGCGAATCCATCGGTGCTGATGTCCGCCTTTACTGGCCCCAGACCAGTAATCTCCTTGACCGCGACCCCCGACTCGTAGGGGTTCGTGATGTCGATGGTTAGACGATCCCCCGACTTTGTCGTGGACGAGATCTCTGAGATCATAGTGTCAACTTGTCCTTTGCCATAGCAAGCTGAGTGTTGGTGTTGCGGTAGATAGTAGCCGCATCCAGCGCCTCAGGCGAGTTGTTGGTCTGGTTGAAGGTGATGTTTGTAACACCATTTTGACTATTCTTGTCAGAATTGTCAACTGCGATCGGAGCGGGAGGTCGAGCAGCATTGGCTGCCTGCGCCGTGACTCCGATGGCGGGAAGGAAGTTGTTGATTCCCTTAGCCTGCTTCTGCATCTCGGTGAGATCCAGGATCGGCTTGATTTCAGGCTTGAAGGACGGGTCATCCTCGATGAGTTCGTTGACTCCGTCGAGAGCCTTAGACATAGCGTCGTAAGCCGCGCCAGCCATACTACCGCCGGCATCAGCAACACGATCACCAGTATCCTCGATACCTATAGCAAGACCCTCGCCTACGTATCCACCAAGCTCCATCATCAGTCGAGAAGGAGAGTGGATCTTGAAGTAGCTCTTGACCTTGTTGTAGCCATTCTTGGCTACGTTGAGCATAGACTCACCGAAGCTCCAGGCCTTGGATGCAAGACCGTTGGTCATACCGTCGACAATAGCCCAAGCAATCTCTCGACCAACCTTGTTGAACCGAGGAGCGTACTTGTTAATAGCATCGCGAACACCTTCAAGAAGCTTGAGGACCGTCCACATACCTTTGTCGATGATCTTAGGCCCGTTCCTAGCAATTCCATCAAGGAAGTTGAGGATGACGTTGGTGGCAGCGTCAATGACCTTGCCGATGTTGTCAGCAATTCCGTTCAGGAAGTTTGCCAGGATCGTGGCGCCCTTTTCGCCGAACTCGTAGGCGTGGTTAGCCAGCTCGGTGAGCATTGCTTGAATCAGGATGAACAGCGATGCTACAATGCCTGGAATGTTAGCATTGATAGCATAGATGATCGCCCCTAGCAATGCTGCCATAGCCACAGCGAGCTCGGGGGCCTTCGCTCCAAGTGTGATGATAAAGTTGGCAATAGCATTGGCGACGTCGATAGCTACCTGGGGTAGAATCGCCGCAAGCTGCTTCAGTCCCTCGGTTAGAACTAGGAATGCTGCTGCACCAGTGGTGGCACAGATACCCAGTACTGCCGCAAAGGCCGCCATACCAATTGAGATCGGGAGTAAGGCTAGTCCTAGTGCAAGTAGTGCTGCAGTAAGAATAATCATACCAACTGCGAAGTACTGCGCACCAGCAGCTGCTGCAACTAGGATCAGCATACCACCGGCAAGAGCAATAAGCCCGATAGCGAGCTGGCTCCATGTGATTGTGGAAAGGGTCTTCATTGCTGAGGCCAGGGCCAGGAATGCGATCGAGGCAATACCAAGAGCAATTCCACCTTCCTTGAAGGCGTCCGCCGCAGCCATCGAGATAGCGAGGATAGCAAGACCTGCCGCCAGGGCGATGAGCCCCTTAGCTAGAGTCATGATGTCCATGTTACCAAGGATTGCAACTGCCCCTGTCAGGACCAAGACCGCTGCTGACATAGCAATAATCGCCGCCGCGCCTCGAGCATTGGCTCTGCCTGCAATTGCCATTGCAATCGACAGTTCGGCAATGACAACGCCAAGGGCAATTACGCCCTGGAGAAGCTTGCCGGTATCCATCGTCCCGAGCATCCAGATAGCCGCCACAAGGATGTTGCAAGAGACAGCCAGCGATAGAAGAATCGCAGCGCCCTTACCCATGAAGGGGTCCTTACTAACGACCATCATGAACCCAGACAGGATCGCTACAACTGCAGCGAGGGTTACAACTCCCTGGATAGCCTTACCGGTATCCATTGACCCAAGTGTATATACTGCCAGAGACAGAATAACACAGGCTGCGGCAAGAGCAAGTAGGATTCCAGCGCCCTTCTCCACACCCTTGGTTGCGGCCATCTTGGTCATGAACTCCTGCATGGTCATCATCAGGATCTTCATGGCAGCAAGACCGACCACAGCACCCTTGAGATCCATTCCGGCAAGAATCCGGACAGCAGTTGCCATCAAGATCATAGCTGCACCCATAGCGATGAGCATAGCCACAATACGAACACTATCGTTCTTGAAGGCCACCATCTTAGTCATCGACTCAAGCATATCATCCATCATCTTGAAGAGGTACTTCAGGACGGCGAGAGTGACGAGGAGCTTCGGCGCAGGGACCAGAGACATCAGGATCAGTGCTCCGGCCAGGACGCCTAGTGCGATTGCGATCGTCAGAAGCGCCTTAGCCTTAACCTTCTGCTCGAACGCCTCGAGGACTCCTCCGAGCTTGTCGAATACGTCACCCAGTTTGTCGGCGACATTTCCAATCTTGTCGAAGTTCTCCTTGAAGGAGTTGATCCATCGAGTAAAGGCGATAAGCACTCCACCACCAATAGCCCCAACAAGGATCTTGCCCATGTCATAAGACTTAAGGTTGGAGTTTGCTTGACTCATCGCGGTACCGATAGAGCCGAATGCGTTCTTAGCACCTTCCTTCACCTTGGGGGCAAAGGTGTTTACCACGAAGTCCTTGAACTCGACGAACTTCTGCTTGATAGTGTCGAAGAGTTCTGGGAGGTGAACTGCTTGAGCGACCTGCTTGATGTCCTCGAACCACTTCTTGAGGAAGTTCTCCTTAGCGGCCTGACCAGTTTCCTTAGCTGCCTGCGCTGCCGCAGTCCCGACTTCAGATACAGCTCCCGCCGCTTCCTTAGCCTTGGCCTTAACCTCACCGTGACCGTTAACCCAATCGCGGAAAGAGACGGCTACTTCCTTGACCTTACCGCCGATGTCTGAGAAGGCCTTCCCAAGGTGGTCCCAAACACTACTATTTTGAATAGTGTTCCACGTATCGACAAGGGCGTCCCGCAATTCAATTAGTTTCTCTTTGAGCCACTGGACTTTCTCAGAGATCTTGAGCTTCTGGCCGAGTTCATCGAACTTGTTCCCGAGGGATGCGACAATCGCCTCGGCAGAGGACATGTCTCCTAGGTTGAAGCCCTTGAAGTAGTCAGAGAGAGCAGCCTTACCCGAGATGAGCTTAGCTTTGAGCTTGTCTCCGACGCTTCCGGCGAACTCGTTGATCTTGGACTTGGCCTTGTCTACTCCACTGTGAATGGAATCCATAGCATCGGAGAACTCTCGACCAATTACCGAGTTCTTAAGAGCGTCTTTGACGAGACCAAACTTCGAAGCAAGATTCTTGAGCCCCTCTCCGGCACCCTTGACCTTGCCTGTGAAGTCGATCCACATGATGAAGTCATGGATCTTATCGGAAACCCACTTGATTGCCTTGCCGACCAGATCGATCGGTGGGAGAAGGAGCTTGAGGATCTTACCGCCGATGTCCAGCTTAGTGAACCACTGGTCGAACCAATAGATTGCCTTACCTAGGACCTTTGTGATCTGGAATACACCAGAATTGATCCCGGTGAATGCTGGGAACAAGGCCTGAACGATGTGCGAGGCTACCGTAAAGACGACCTGCGCGACTTCGCCGAGAATTGTAGCGAAGATATGGAAGATTGAGAACAGACCGGTGAATGTCCACTCCAACTTATCAGCAAAGTTGTTTGTGATGATAAGCTTTGAGGTGAAGTTCTCGAAGGCTTTCGTGATCCGAACAAGGCCTTCGGCACTAGCATTCATGAAGACTCGACGGAAGGCCGTTCCGATCTGACCTAGGACCTTGACAATCGCCCAGAAGATATTTGCCAGACCCTGAACGAGGGCGGTGCGTCCGCCAAGGTCCTTCCACATTTGGAGGAACCCGTTTCGAGCATCGGCACTGGATTTGATTACTGCACCGAGCCAGTCACCAATAGACGTGAATAGAACCGATGCCTCTTCAAAGTCACCGAATAGAATTTCGAATGTCTCTGCCCACCCAGAGCCGATAGCTTCCTTAGTGGTGTCAACTAGCTGACTAAACGTTCGAATCTTGGTTGCTGCATCAAACGCACCCTGAGCAAACTGCTTGAGTTTGTGCGCCTGCTCCTCGGAATAACCCATCTCAACAAGCTGTGCCTCAGAGAGGTCATTCGTCAGAGCAGTAAGGGTGGTCGTCATGACCTGAGCTGTAAGCCAGTCTTCCTTCAGGGATTCTCGGAAGTTTCCGTCTTTAGCAATAGCCTCATCGTAGCCAGTACCCATCATTCGGGAGGTCTCGATAAGGGCATTCCTGAACGACTCACCGCCCATACCTGCCTGGACTAGCGAGTTCCAGTCCTGAAGGTGGACTGCGCCAGCCGCGATAGCCTGAGAAAGCTGGGTGTATGCTGTAGCGGTCTGCTGTGCAGTAGATCCTGAAGCAGCAGCAAGGTTAGATAGACCCTTAATCGAAGCCACTGATGTCTGAAGATCGACACCAGCTGCGGTGAACAGACCAATGGCATGGGTCATGTCACTGAAGCTGTATACGGTCTTATCCGCATAGGTATTCAGCTCGGCAAGAGAGGTCTTAACCTCCGATAGGGTGGTCCCCTTCTCTACAGTATTGGCCATAATGGTCTGAATGGCTCTCATTTTGAGCTCATACTCATTAAAGCCATCTTTAATGGTGCCAATGAACCCAGAGACGACACTCCGACCAGCATTCAGGGCTGCGACACCAATTCCACCGAAGGCAGTTACGGCAAGACCTTGCATCACGGTCATGTTCTTGCCAATGTCGAGAGCCTTAGTAGCGAGATCACCGAGGGTGGTGTTCTTAGCGATTTCTCCAATACGAGAGAGGCCATCTGCAGCCCCCTGCATCTTCAAGGATTCCTTGAGTCGATCCATTCCGGACGCGGATTCCTTGATTGCAGACAGGAACTGCTTGTTATTCATCTTGAGCGAGACTACCCGCTCGTCAATAGTCGCCACTACTTAGTGACCTCCTTCCAGGCCTTCTTCGCTATCTTGTCGAATACGGGCCTGATAGCGGGGTTGATGTAGTCTCGGCCGACGACATACCCGCCATTACGGGTTCCGTGACCATATTGCAAGATGACGGCGATGTTTACGCCGTTGTTTACGTGTGAGTTTGTCCAGGTGATCTGCCAGTTGTTGCCGGTTCTCGTGACTTCGTAGTTCCAGCTAGCTGCTGTCTCGCCCGACCTGGAGGGGGTCGCCGCCTTGAGAGCAGAAACCCCCTCCTTGCCGAACTGATTCATGATCAGAGCCAGGTCTAACTTCGTCATTCTGTCAAACCAATTCCTGGTGAGTTTCCAGTCTCCCTGGCTCTCGATCGTGATCATGATTCTCCTAGACTAGAGATTCGGAGTAGATGTTTGCTACTCCTGAGACCATGCACCCGACTGCGCCCTTAGCGAGCCCGTCATCGTATGCTTGTCTCGTGGGGCAGATATGCGCCCATACCGGCTTGCCGAGAGCGGCGGTCCGTCTCCAGACCTCGTCGCTGGCGTCAAACGACATACCAATGTAGTCCCAAGGCTTGTGCCACTCATTGATCCGCCCATCAGTAACATGGTCCGGGTAGGAGTATCCCCAACACTTCCACCCATCGGCCTTCCACTGGTTTACGAGCCATGTCGCATCCACAGAGAACTTCCAGATGATTCGGCCATGAGCGTCGGACGGGAAGAACTTCTTTAGGTCTTGCCACTCTGCGGCCGAGTACTTAGGATCGAGGACCGTGATATGACTTGATCCGTAGGCAGCGAAGTACTCCTCCACTGTCATGAAAGGTTCGCCAATGGTGGTGTACCGCTGGATCTCCGCCCAGGTCATTTCAGTGACGGGGGTATCCGGGGCAGTCTTATCCACTCGCTGAAGGGTTCGGTCGTGGTTGAGGAACCACACGCCGTCCTTCGTCTTCTGACAAGACACCTCAAGAGCACCAGCGCCGTACATTACGGCGTTGGTGTATGCACGCATAGATGCCTCAGGCCAGCTGACAGATCCCCCTCGGTGGGCGATAAGGAATCCATGAGTGTCTATCATGGTGAAAATATCCCGGTATCCCCTTGGGACCGCCCGCATTGATGCTGGAGATAGCTCTCCATTGTGATAAACATATACAGGGTTTGAAGATCCAACGTCATGAATCTCCACTCCTTGTATGTTAATCTCTGGAGGAGCTGGGTTTGTTTCTTCAAGCTCAAGCCAAGCGTAGGCTCTTGCGCCGTAGGATTCCTTAACCGAGTTGGCTACAGCTCCTATGGTCATAGACCACGAAGTTCCTCGGTTTCGTTTCCCACCCCTGGCTATCGGATCTGTACCCGGCGGATACCACTCTGGTTCATCCCTCGACGCTACAGCGTGGTATTGAACCGCAACCAGATTCTTCTTATCTGATTTTAATGCTGGGATGCCAGGTTGCCATTGGTGTATCTTATAGTTAGATACTCCGCCTATAGCAAATACTACGAAGTTTTCTCTTGCGTTGGTAGTATTATCGCTATTGAACTTGAATGTTGCCCCAATATCATCCGCGGTACATCGCTTTACCGCAACGTATCCCGATCTACCACCAGCATCCGAAGTATACTGGAAATCCCAACCAGAAGGCGGTCTAGCCTTCGTATTTCCGAACTGGGATGCGTAGAATACAACCAGTAGATCCCCAACCTCAGTAGTAGATGCTACAAACCTAAATGTACCAAAGCCGGTCGCCTCAGATCCACTACCGCTCGCGAGATGGACCTGCAGCCCAGGTTTAGGCGTCTCATAGATGTTGAAGTTGTGGATTGTGATGTCGTTCGCCGTGCCAGGAACTGCAATAGAGGGAGTCCATAATGGATAGGCGTTGACTGGAAGTTCAAAGTCGAACTTTAAGGCAGCATTAACCCCACCCCTGATGTTCCAGGTTGTAATGAAATCCTGCTTACCTGTTGTCTTTTTCCTCTCATCAAACCAGTTGGCTCGCATGGCGATCTGAGTGTCTTGATCCGCTGAGTACGTGATCTCAACAGTCCACTTGCGATTGCCGACGGTATAGGCATTAATCTCGAACGGAGTGGAGCTGGATCCCTTTCGGATCAGTCGACCGTCCCCTACTCGAGCGCCGTTGCCTCCCCACCAAGCGCCAATTACTGGGAATACGCTAGCCATTACTTGGCCCGCCTAACAATCACCGTCCCGGACGGAGTCCCAGCAGGCACTGGGTCATCAGGCCCGAGGACAATCATCTTCGGGACCTCAGGAATCTTGAGGTTGTCAACCTTCAGCTTGAGCTTCAGGTACCCCTTGAGCCACGGAATAATCAGCTCGCGGATCTCGGCGCCCGGAGGGTTCTCGTAAGGGTTCCCAACCGGGTGCCACTGACCACCATTTTGAGGATCCTCGACAAGGAAGCCGTCGGTGACGTAGAGGTGGCTGATCGCGAGGTTGTCCGCCTTGTCGAAGACCTTCTGGTAGTTCTCAGAAGTGACTGAGTGCACCACAGCCCACCATCGAGTTGACGGGTAGGCCTTCATGTGGTCAGGAAGGATAGGCGATGTTGGATTCTCCTCGAGGAACTTAGCGGCCGTTCCCTCGAACATCATACAGACATCGAAGTCGAGGTTGCACACCTCCTGGGAGATGTTTGATCCGGTGTTGATCGCAATCACGAAGTCCAGACCGTTCTCGCGGCGGATCGTGTCGATCAGATCCTTGTACCACGGAAGGCGGTCCTTCCGAGAATCCCATCCGTTGATCACCTCATCAAGGAAGACCCCCTGTACCAGGTCGCCATACCAGTGCTTAGCGCGCTTCAGCTGCTCAAGGATATACTCCTTGGTGAATTTGGAGGCGTTAGGAATACCTCGGTTATCCTCGGCATCTGGATTGATCGCGGCTCCATACTGGGTCTTGATATAGAACAGAAGTTTCTTTGCTCCTGCACCAAGAGCCAGCTCGCCCTGCTTCTGGAAGTCTACCTCCTGAGCCTCCCAGTCACCGCTGTTGCGGTTAAGGATGACGTATCCGAGGTTGTCCCGGAACTTCAGCGTCTGAGCCCACTTGGAGAACTGCCCCGGCTTTCCATCCTGGTAGTAGTCAGGCCAGTAATAGGTCACTGGAGAGTAGTACCGAGCACCGTTCTTGAACGGGTTGGTCTGTCGGAGTGCGTCTTCGACGTCAGCCTTCTCGCCGTATGTCTTGGCTGCCTCGTCCTTGGTGAGGTATCGGTCGAGCTGAGGCGTCACCGCATCCTGACCGGCAGGGCCACGCTCTCCAGCAGGTCCGGGAGGACCCTGGGGACCAGGAGGTCCAGCAGGACCGGCCGAGCCATTATCGCCCTTGAGCCCTGGTTGCCCATTTGCTCCGGCAGGGCCAGTGGGTCCAGGAGGACCTTGGATACCTTGATCACCCTTGGGTCCGGGAGGACCAGCGGGACCCCTAGGGCCTTCTGGTCCAGGAACCGGGGTTCCTCCAGCTCCACCACCAGCGGGTCCGGGTGGACCCTGAAGACCTCGAGGGCCTTCTGGTCCGGCAGGTCCACGTTCCCCCGCATCGCCCTTAGGCCCGGGGGGTCCAGCGGGACCGGCATCACCCTTGGGTCCTCGAGGGCCGATTGGGCCAGGCGAACCAGCCCCTCCGCCACCTCCACCGCCAAACGGAAGCGGGGAGATCTCAGTGGTGGGATCGACTGTCATGATGTTGATGGTCTCACCCTGGGTGAGAGCGACATGCTTTACGAGGTCGCACTCAGGAGAGTCGACGTAGATGGTATGGGTCCAGGAACCGGAGGGGCTAACCCCGGCACCTGGAGCCAGTACCTCAATGTTGACAGCGCCAGATTGGTCTGTCCGAACCACAGTCTCGCGCATAGATACTGCGGCACCGTCCACGGTGGCCGTAGCACCCTTTACGTCAGGAATGATTCGGACAGTAGCCCGACCATTCTCTCCTCCAGGGATAGTCCCCGTTAAAGTACAGTATGGCGCTGCCATTTTGAGCCTCCTACGGCTGTTCGGCCCTGTCGAGCAGGGCGTTCACCTTGGTGTTTGTCTCGGCGCCGTAGACGCCATCGACCTCAGCGCCGACTGCAGCCTGAACGGCCTCGACGGTCGCGTCGTGAGCCTCCTCAGAGGCGTCACCCCAGACCCCGTCCTGCTCAGTGCCGACCACGGACTGCGTGAATGCTACACCGAAGGGGAAGGTCTTCCCACCCCACTCAGAGGCCGCAGCAAGAGCGTAGCAACGGGACCGAGTGTTCGGACCGGCGACGTTGTCGGGGGTAGCTCGGACCGCGCGCTGCAGAGCACGGATGTCGGCGGGACCAGCGGGAGCAGTGTTACTGGGAGAGTCAGTGTACGCGGGACGGATCACATAAGCGATCGACTGATTGCGGACACGCCGCCAAACACCATTCCCAGCAGACTGAGAGCCATAGCTGCCAGACGAGGTGTTCCCCTCGATCGTCTGGAGCGTGCCGCCGCCAAGGTTCTTCTCGACGAAGCCCACGTGGTCCGTGCCGCCGCCGTCCCAGTCGTAGATGACGACATCGCCCGGCTTGGCGTCGTAAACCGATACGAAGTAAGCGTCAGGGTGCTGGCGGACCTTGTTGACGGTGTAGTCAGTGTTAAAGGAGAATCCTCCAATAGCGTCAATCTGCCCGCACTCGTCCAGACACATGCTGACGAAGAGCATGCACCACCAAACAGAGTCGGACGGTCCAGCAAGCCACTGCTGACCAGTTCGAGCTGCCCAGTATCGGCCAGCTTCGGATCCGGGCTGAGGGTCGTCTGGCGCATAGTAACCAATCCTCGCTGCGGCGCGAGCGAGTACGTTGTCTGCAACGCTCACTTCATCACCTCAGTAGTCTGGGAGACGTGAATCTCCTTGTCTTCCATGGGATCAGTTCCGATGTGGGCCTGCGGAGCAAGCGCCTCCTCGGGAATGTCTTCGTGACTGATCATTGTTATCCCTTCGAGCCAAGCTTTGCTCGCCTAGCTCTGTTGAGTTCCCGGTTCCGTTCCATAATCTCGGACTGGGACATATTCTTATCGGGCTGGTTCTTTTGGTTGCAGACCCGAATGAGTGTGAGTAGTCGGTTGATGTGCCATGTCTCACACTCGAAGGGGATCTGGCAAGCGATCATCCAGTAGTAGATTAGCTCGGATGAGGTATACTCGCCAGATCCGGAGTCACCGCCCGTCTCACGGATGGTCGTTGCGGTCATCGTATCGCCCATGTAGGCACTAATACGATCGACCTCAGATGGGGGGATCCTATCCAGGAGCGACGGGTCATACTCTTCATCAGTGATCATGCACTTGATGTATAGGGCCATCTCCTCAGGGGTGACTTTATCGTTACCAATGAGGTGTTTATGGGTGATTGACTCCCATTTTGACAGCGCGACCAGGTTGTGCTCCAGGTGCAGGACTCCGCCAGGCATGGAGACAAAGGTGCCTGTCTCCTCGTTGAACCCGTCGAGATCCGGGATAGAAACTATAAGCATTGCAGGCACCGAGGGCCCAGGAGTCTAGGTCTCTGAGCCCCCGGTGTGGTATATCAGCCTGCGAAGTGAGCCTTGATCTCGTCCGGCAGGAGGAGCTTGGGCTCGGTAGCAGCGCCACCGCCCTGGGCTCCACCGTCGGAACCGAACAGCTTAGCCTCGAGGGTCTTAAGCTTACCGGCGTCGACATCCAGAGACGAGATGGTCAGCAGGGAGGTCGGCTTAGCGCCGCTCACCGTGACAGGGGTGGTGGACAGCTCCCAGGAGAAGGAGATCGCCTCGGGAGAGTCATTAACGGTCTTGTAGCCCTTCTCAGAAGGAGAGGCCTTGCAGCCGTACAGGACGTGAAGCTTGTAGCCCTTGTCCTGACCCGCCACGTCGTCACCGATCTTGGTGCGGTAGACGAGACCAAAGGCGAGTCGGTCCTGCTGACCGATCTTGACACCCTTGGTGAGCTCAGCGGAGCCGTCGCACTTCTCGAACTCATCGGGGTAGGTGTAGGCCTCAATGGTGGCCTTCAGCTTCTCAGCCGAGAGCATGGAGAGGTACAGAATGTTGTCGGCGTAGAGGTCAGTCGCCTCAGCGCCCTCAGGCTTCTCGGAGATGGCGGTGATACCATTCCAAGCAACGCCCTTGCCGTACATCTTCTGGGCCGGGTCGTACACGTAAAGTGCACAGTGGTCGACACCAGTCTCAATACGGCGCTCACCAGTCTTGTCCCAGACAAGTGCAGCCATGTTATCTCCTAATAGTAGACGTCGAAGATGTCGTGATAGAGGTTGTCCGCTACGAGTCTGGACTCATGGCGGCTGAACAGAAGGTCCTCGATCTTCGTTCGTGTCGGGTCCTCGGGATGTCGGGCGATCAGAGTAACCTGGAACCGGTTTGCTTTGATATACTTGAGGTTGTCCGCGTACATCGGATCACCCGGATGCCGCTCGTATACGATACACGGATACGAGAGCTTCAGTGATGGGAGCGGTTGGTAATAGACCTTATCCGACCCGAGGATCTCTACCAGCTTCTCATGGAGAGCTAGCCGTCGGTCCATTATACACCCCCGTCAACTCGAGAACCAGACGGGGGAACTTCAGCTCCACATAGGAGATCTTCCAAAGTCCCCCCATCCAGCGAACGTACTTGAGATTCTGGATGTTATCCGTTAAGAACCCGTCAGCGATAATGCTGATCTGGTTGCTGAGGTTGATACTCCCCAGAACCTCATCGCTGGCACCAAAGCGGCGTGCTTCACGAAACACATCGCCATAGTACTGCTTCTCGATTGGTTTGTCTTCCCAAATTCCCGGCTCGGTCTGGACCTGAGTTACAAATCCTATCTCACCGAAGAATTTGGCCATCTATCACGGCTCCGCGACGACGTTACCAGTCTCGGTCTTCCGCTCAACGATGATGGCCGACTTCGGGTGAGTCAGCGCACCGGAGAGGCGGGTCTCCAGCAGGTAGTGGTACTGGTTGAAGGAAATGTCGAAGTCCTCGGCAGCGAAGAGCTGCCCACCCTTGTCCGCACCAATGGTGTAATCGGACATGTTGACGATGATACCGAGGGCATCGACGGTGCCGTTCTTGGCGGAGCTGCGCTGCAGGCCCTTCATGAGCGGAACCTTGACGATCTTCGAGACGCCGACGTAGTCGGCCAGCTCGGAGACGCTGCGGAACAGACGGTGACCCATCTTGTCCTTGAGAAGCAGGATCTCGGTGACCATGTGGGGCTCAGCGAACCAGGTGGGGTTGCCAGCGCCGTCGTAGTCATCCATGGCGCGGACGATGGAGTCCAGGACGTCCTCGGTGGTGGTCTCCTTGGCCAGGATGACGCGAGGAGCGTAGAGGCTGTCCTCCTTGTAGATCGGGCGGATGCAGTCCTCCTTGATCTTGTCCTTAGATGAGGCCTGGCGACCATCCCCGATGAGGACGGCCCGACCGAGCTCCTCCTCGAGCATGATCTTCATCTCGCCGCGGATGTAAGAGACGACATCAAAGTCAGTGATGTCCAGGATGTCGTCCCTATCCAACCTCTGTTTCTTATAGATGGTGGTCGGCGAGGTGACACGCTGCAGCAACGTGAAGACCTCGTCTTCCTTCTTATTGCCCTTAATGTAACCCCGGGCACGGGCCTCGTCGGCGGTGATGTCGGCGAAGCGGGTACGAATACGGGAGAAGGGCGAGTGCTTAGCAGCGCCGACGACGGAGTTGACCCAATCGGTCTTGCGCTTGATGAACTCCGGCTGGTTCCACAGATCCTTGGCCTCCGGGAAGAGGGTCTCGATCTGCTTGATGCCGTAAGCGTCAGCGTGAGCCAGGATGGCCTGCTTCAGGGAGCCGCTGGAGCGAGCGTCCTCGAAGATGGTCTCGACCTGGGCGTGAGTCAGGACGGGGAGCTCCTCGGTGGTAGCGGAGCCCTCAAACACGTTCTTGTGAGCCATAGTATCCTCAGTTGTGTCGGAATGGGCGGTGTCCTCGACCTCTTCAGTCTCAGACTCCTCCGCCTCTTCATCTACGGAATCGACGAGCTGTCCGACGATGGCATAAACCGCCGTCTTCTGCTCCTCTGTCATCCCTTCGAAGATCTCCCCGAGAGTGGGGTCGTCCTCGTCGCCCTCAGCCTCATCGGCCTCCGGCTCCTCCTCGGCGTGTTCGACGTCGTCCGTCTCCTCCACCTCGAAGTCCTCATCCTCGTCCTCGACGTCATCACCGTGCGAGACGAAGTCCAGCTGTGCATCCGTATAGATGACAGCCTCGATCTCATCGCCGTCGTCACCATGCTCGATGGAGACCTGGTCAATGAGGGCACCAGGATTGGCGCCGCGGAGCACCAGGCTCACCTCGACGAGCTCGCCGTGGACAACGTCGTTGCCCCGAGCCCTAACGTGGGTGGCATAGATACTCATTGCCTTGATGTCGCCGTTCTTGACCATCTCTCGAGCGGTCCGGCCACGATCAGTGTTGTTGAGGTGGGCGTAGGCGTAGACGCCGTCCTCACGAACCTCAAGATCGGCATGCCCCAGGACGTTCTCGACGTCACCGTGCTTGTGCTGCCAAACGAGAGGAACAGTCTTCCCATCGTACGCCGCGAAAGCCCCGTGCCGGATTACCTTGTTATCCGAGCACCGAACATCGTTCTTCGTGGCGTAGCCAGAGAAATCGCACTTAACTGCCATTTTGACTACTCTCCATCAGTTCGGAAATTGGTACCTCCGATGCAGGGACGTCGTCGACCGGCTCTTCGCCAGGCGGCTGTTCCTCGCCCATCGGATTGATGTTGGAGTTCACCAACTGGTTTGCCGTCTCGTCTTCAGACTGGGCCCAGCCGAACTTCGGTCGAAGCTCATTAGCCGTGCCAATCTCATTACGCTTGACGGAGTCGACCAGCTTGGACATCTCCTCCAGCGGGACGTTGAGGAACGGATCCTCGATCGCCATGATCCGCTGTCGCTGCGTTCGGGCAGTCTTCGTGAGGAAAGTCCTGGTGATGGCATCTGTGATCGCCTTCAGAACTGGACGAACTGTTCGGTTCTGGTAGTTCAGCATCTGTCGAGCATCGGCCTTACCAGTGAATACATCCTCAGTCATACCGAGCTGGTTATACAGCTGGGTGGTGAGCCACTGAATCTGACTCATGAGGTTGTTCTCGGAAGGTCGGTTCAGCTGAGTGATTCGCTCTGCACCGTCGGTGTAAGCGATACCGTACTGAGACCCTGCGAGCTGTTCCTCAATGGCCTTTCGTCTGGCTTCAGCCTGCTGCTTCTTAAGCTCAGTCTTGACGACGTACGGAAGCTGAATGATGATATCCAGCTTACCAGATCCGGACTGCTTATCGATGGCATCCAACAGGTGGAGCTTCTGCGTCAGTCGCTGCAGCGTTGAGTTCGGAGCATTCATCACACTGTACAGAGGATTCTGTACAACAGCGACAAACTCCTTCTCAAGAGTCAACTGTTCTCGCTGTCCGGTTTGGTCGTTATAGACCTCGACTCGAACGTGGCGAGGATACCAGTTCAGGATTGTGCCGACTCGCATAGACTTGATGTCGTAGCCCTGTGTCAAGTCTGGACTGACATCCGTGTCTACTGGAACGATCGCTACAGCGCCCTCCTCGAAGAGCGTGAGTACCAAATCCTGGAAGAACCCCTGACCGGTCTGGTCAATGTTGGCGCTCAGAGACAGACAGTCGTCAAGGTAGCTACGGTAGTAGCTCTTGAGGTTACCGTTATCGTCAGTCTTGACGTGTCGAATAGGAACATTCGATACATCAATCGCAATCTGGTTGTAGATGCTCGTGACGATAGTCTGGTCACCAACGACAGGACGGTAATTCAAGTTCGGATTACCGAATGTCCATGAACCATACTCCGGCGTGAAGTTCTTCTTGTCTGGGGATTTTGAAAACGCATTCCATGCGTGAGCTAGTCGATCACTAAGACCCATTTCACCTCCTCGCTCATTCGAATGCCTCCTTGTTGATCTTGTATGCCACGAAGGCATCCATCAGAGCAGCCACTGAGTCGATCTTCTCTTCCGAGCGTTTCTTCAGCAGCTTCCGGTTTCCGTTGGTATCCTCAAGAGTGACGCAGTTACCCATAGTGAATGACATGAGTTCCTGATCGAAGATGAGAAGGCGCTCCGAGGCCAGCTTCTTCAGTTCCCCGAGGGGGACCGATTCTGTCCTGGCTCCCTGAATGACCTTCTCGATACCGTACGGACCGTTCTCCTGTTCCCACCGGGTTACGAACTCCTTGGCGTTGTACGGGTCAAACCCAAATGCCGAGACATCGTATTTCTGTTCATCGATGTAAAGGTCCAGATCTTCATAAACCTCCATCATGTCCAGGACGGTACCCTCCATTACTCGGAGGCTTCCTTCTTGGATGAACTCGTCATACTTCTGGCGTAGAGCCCCGGGTAACTTCATGAGCGTCAGCTCAGAGATGTATGCCAGAGTCTTTACACCGAAAGCCTGATTCCTGAGTGGGAACAGGAAGGTGAATGCACAGAAGTCATCACCCTGGGACAGGTCGGCGCCCATGGCGCACTGCATGTTCCAGAAGGTGTTCTTCCTGTGCGGAATCGTCTCCTCGTAAGTGAAGAAGTAGGTGTATCCCTCCATGGGGATCCCGAACCTCTTGGCGAGGATGTCGTTTCGAGCAGCTGGAGCTTGTTCCATACGCTCGACGTCCTGCTGGTACCGATCATAAGAGACAGTGATGCCGATGTTCGGCTGGGCTTTCACCCACATAGCAGGATCTGCTACTTCCTTGATGTCGTCAAGGCGGTAGTAGAAGATTGAGATGTGAGGGGCGATGTATTCGCCCTTCAGGATTTTGAGCAACTCCATCTTCATGGTGTCACCCACCGCATTGCGGATTGTTCCCTCGGATGAGACGGCCAGAATTACTGGATCGTCGATCTTCGAGGCACCCTGCTCGAGCGCACCGACCACGTCCTCGCGGATGTCGCCGGATAACCACTCATCCACTGTACAAACCTTGGGGCGAAGACCCTGAAGCTTGTCGATGGACATAGGTCGAACCTCGAGAAGGGATCCGGTGAGGAAGTTCTCCACACCTTTCTTCGTAGCAACCAGCTTCTGGCGGTTAGCCCTCGCACCAGTTGTATTTTGAATGGATCCCTCAGTCAGGAACTTGTACAGCGGACCTCGGGCTCTGGTGATAGCGGTCCGGAATGGACCCATCACCTCTTCAGCCTGCTTCATGGTCGGAGCCGTAGCAATCTGATGCGTCGTAGTAGTGTCAATCACCATGAAGTAATTCTGGATGAGTGACATGTACATCGACTTCGCCGCTCCACGAGCAACGATCAGATACTGCTTGATTGTTAGGCGCTTCTTTACTGTTTTGGTCTCGTATCGACCGCCGACTCCGTCCTCGTATGGGACGAAGACCTGGCGATCCTCGAAGTAGTACCAGCCAAGGAGCTGTTCGGCCCAGAGCTTGAAGCTGTCGAGCAAATGGAGGTCGGCTCCGTCGGACAGTGTGAGCTCGTTCTCGCAGTAAGCGATAAAGCCCTCTACAGCTTTGTCATCGTAGTAGTATTCCGGGTTTGCGATGAGAGCATCGATGCGATTCATCTCACATGAGATTTCTTCACATACCGGAATCTCGCCTCGGACGACTGCATCTCGAAACTGCCCGTAGTATTTTGGTACTGCGGTGTTCGAGAGCATTACTTAGCTGTGCTCCCAGGGTTGCGCGGGTAGCGCTTCTTCTTGGGGGAGGGCTTAGTCTGCTTATACGACTTCGGCTTCTCGATCTGCTTTGGATTCTTACTCTTCGGAAGCGCCGGTCCCTTTACCTTAGTAGGTCCGCCAGTCGACCGATACTCCACCTTGGCCTCTTCCGCGACAACGGAGGCCGCCTCCGCAGCTTCCTTAGCCTTCTCGGCTGCCTTCTTAAGCGTCTCAGCAGTAGACTTACCAGTCTTACCCGGATCGAACGACTTATCAAAGGCGGTCTTCATCGCCTTTGTGGCTGCGTAAGTACCCGCCTTGGTCAGAGAGTTCTCGAGGATCGACCGAGTGACCTCACGACCTCGAACCAGGTGGCGATCGGCCTTGAGCTCCCGATAGCGTTTCTCTTGCTCCAGCCGCTTAATTCGAGACTGAAGCTCGGAGTCGCTGATCTTCTTGTATCCGCGGTTTGCGAACTTCTTTCGGGCCTTAGCGTCGGCCTTTGCCTGCTTCTTTCCGGCAACTCGGGCATCGTGAGCCTGCTTAGCCTTCTGTACCTTAGCCGCCCCGGTTCGAGCGGTCTTGATGGTTGTCTTGGTAGCATTGGCGGTGAATCGTCCGCTCTTCTGGATAGCCTTAACCGTGGCCTTTCGACCAGCGCTAGCCTTCTTCCGAATGACGCCCCATTTCTGGCCCTTTACACCGTGGTGGACGAGGTCTTCTACCTCTGCTTCCCCTCGGTCTGATAGATCAGTCGCCATGCTGCCTCCTCGATCAGCTTCTGGTATGCCGATACCAAGAAGGAGTTCCCCGGTGGGTCGAAGAACAGCTTAACCTTCATGGCGATGTAAGACTTGATTGCCGCTTCGTCATCGATAGAGTCGAAGACTGTCCAAGCGGTATCTTTCTCAATCGGGGTATCGCATTTTGGCCCCAATTGTGCGAGGTCCATCCGCGCAGTGTTAATGTGCATCAGGATCTGGTCGTCGAAGGCGTCGTATCCCGGCATGATGCCGATTGCCTTCTTAGTATCTTCAAGAATGGTTCCCATTAGATCCTCCAGGGAGCTTGATCATTCGGTCGACGCTCAACAACTCGTGGTGTCAACCTCGATCGGTCTCCGAAGTGTATCGCGTTGTGGGTATTCTTGGTTGTGGTAATGAGAAACTCTGGCTCGAGGATGTCTGGATTGAATTCCTCGAGATCTTTGGGCTGAATCGGATTCATGTGGTGAATCAGCGGCATGTATCTGATGTCAAGTCCCTCGATCCCGAGGTCACAGGCTTCATCTCGAGCCAGAACAAAATTCCTGACCTTCTTCCACTCCGTCGAGGTGTAGAATCGTTGGTTCAGGTAACGATCGAAGCCAAACGTGGCTGTACCGACTTGCCCGGTGAGAGCCAGGTAGTCAAACCGCTCCTCAAAGGTCTCGAGGCGCGCCAGTTCAGTATACGTTCGTAACATCTCCCGCTCCAGAGTATGTACGGAAGGCTTCGATGGCTTCTTTGGCAATCTTCTCGGCTTGCTCAGCGCTGACGAGCGCCGTCTTCTTCGCCTCGAGGAGTGCTGTTTCGTTCCTCAGCTTCTCTACCTCCAGCTGTTCTCTTGTGGAGGCGAGCTTGAGGTAGTGGTTCACCGTGGTTGCCGGTGCTGTACCCTCCCGAAGCTGCTTCTCAGCGAGCTCAAGCGCGAGATTGATCATCTGCGCCTCTCGTTGTTCCACAGTTCGAGCGGGTTTAGAGGGTGTTGCGGCCCTTTTACCCATAGTTGCTCCTTAGATAGAGGGCGTTTGGGGCCAATTAAGGGCTAGATTCTAGGGCCCGTTGTGAGCGAGACCAGCAGGAAGAAAGGAGCACACGAGAAACTTCCTGTGAGCCCTAGAACCTAGTCCCCAATTGGCTTTCCAAATATCCCTCCGGGGAAAATAT